GAAATCCCCACCCTCTGAAACCCCTTGACTCCCCCCCCTGCACCCTGATAAAAAAGGGGTAGGGGTGGGGGGGGTCTTCACTTGTTTTTTTTTGCCTGTATCGGGAGGGGTTAGGGTAGGGACACTTTTTTGCTAAAAGGTTATGGGCTTCAATGCCTGTAATCTTTTACCCCCTATGTCCCCCTGAAAACAGGGGGATTATTAAGGGGTTGACAGGACTTGTGTAAAGCAAAATCGTCTCTGTATGAGGATTAATAAGAATTACTAATAGGTGTATTAGGTTTTGCTAATGATGGTAAGATTTTAGTTGACTTATGGGGGGAAAGTGTTCTTTATGTATATCTATGATAAAGGAGTCAATAATTAGAGAGCGACTAGGACTTGGAAAGCCTGAGATTAAGGCACTGAGGGAAAAAGCCTCTAAGGAGTTCTATGTCAAGGAATCGAGTAATAAGCCTGAGAAGTTATGGGGCTACCTTTGGACGGAGGCTGGGGTTACTTGGCTGGAAGAGCAGGTTGGTCTTAAGCCTAAAGAGATTGTCAATAAACCTGATATCGTTGAGTGCATTGTCACGAAGAGTGGCTTTGTGAATAAGCGGATAGTCGAGGTTGAGTATGAAGGCTTGACATACAGGGCTACCTGCCGTGACAATACCAACATAAAGCCTAGGGCTATAGTCAAGGTTAAATTTGTTAATGGTAATGCTTGCGTTACCGAAATAACTAAGAAACATATGCACTCTCACTACAATGGGTAAATCATACAAAGAATCACGACATGAGCGTTCCGAGTCCAAGTCATACGAAAAGCAGGAAAAGCGTATGAAGACGGAAGTGGAATATAAGAAGGCTTCATCGAAAGCCGCCAACAAAGGATACAAGGGTAAATACTAATGCCTAAGGAACCGAAACCTCTGCCAGCCGCACTGACCGACCCGAACCTTAATGGTGCTAGGGCGGCTGGTGCGTTCACTCAGGGAATCGACCTTGCATCTGAATCCCTGAACCAAGTCTCTGCCAACTACCATTCACGGATTGGCAACCCGATGTTCATCCAAGCCAGCAACCAGATGACCCCCGAGAAGGCTAGGTCGCTTGGTCGCTCGATGATGAACATCACCAGTCCGTTCACCGACTCCGAAATGGATATGTTGCGTAATGGTGCGAGATTGACAGAGATAAAGAGTTTGCTGGCAAAAGAAGGCTTTCTCCATCGTGAGAAGGTCGGCTCCATCTTCACAAACGGCATCCTCTGAGTGCAACTCACTCCGCATCCAGTCATTGTCGCTCCCTCCGAGGACGAAATCAGAATCTTAGCCGAGAAACACGGCACTGAGGCCATCACCCAGTTGCTCCAACTCCGTGAGGACAAAATCCTCGCAGAAAAAATGGACCCATATCGTCACGGATATGAGCCGAAGCACTGGAAGGACTGCGATGAAATCCTCAAGACGAAGAACGAAATCCTCGTCCTTGGCGGTAATCGTGCTGGCAAGACGGAGTGGGCCGCAAAGCGGGTTATCCAAACTCTAGTCAACAAGCCAGACGCTAGAGTTTGGTGTCTTCACACGACCAATTCATCGTCAATCCAGATGCAACAGAATGTCATCTGGAAGTATATGCCGCCCGAATTGAAGAACGCCAGAAAGACGAAGATTACGAACATCCAGTATTCTCAGAAAAACGGCTTCTCCGACAACACTTTCATCCTTCCGAACAGGTCGCAGTGCTTCTTCATGAACTACGCACAGGATAAGAAGGTCATCGAAGGTGGCGAAGTCGATTTAATCTGGTGTGACGAACTTGTTCCCCTTGACTGGGTGGAGACTCTCCGCTACCGAGCCATCACAAGACGAGGCAAACTGGTCATCACCTTCACGCCTGTCCTTGGTTATTCACAGGTCGTCAAGGAATATGTGGCTGGTTGCAGGTTCAAGAAGACCCTACCAGCCTCTTTGCTGGCCCCAGACAAGGTTCATGTGGGGGGATGCCCCGCTGGTCACATGCCTTACATCGCAGAATCAATGAATTCCAACTGCGGAGTCGTCTGGTTCCACTCGCAACTCAATCCTTACAACCCTTTTGACCAGTTGGCGGCTACTTTGGAGGGCAAAACCAGCAATGAAATGAAAATCCGAGCCTACGGATGGGCCGAAAACACGGCTGGCTCGCAAATTCCGTCTTTCACCGACCTTTCCGTGGTCACAGAAGACAAAATTCCGAAGGAAGGCACGAATTTCATGGTTGTTGACCCCGCTGGAGCCCGAAATTGGTTCATGCTCTGGCTCCGAATGGACAAAGACGGCAACGGATTCATTTATCGTGAATGGCCCGATGTTTCTAACGGAGAATGGGCTCTTCCGAGCGAAAAACCCGATGGTCGGGCTGGCTCAGGCCAGCGAAACGGTGCGGGCCGTGGCATAGCCGACTACAAACAACTCATCCGTGACCTTGAAGGCACTGAAGTCATCGCTGAACGCTATATTGACCCGAGAGCAGGGGCTACTCAGTCAATTCAGCAGGACGGAGGCACTTCTCTCATCGAACTTCTTGACCAAGGCGAAGACCCGATGTATTTCCAGCCTGCCGCTGGTGTCAACATAGAACAAGGCATTGCAATCATTAATGACTTGTTCTACTACAACCACTCAGAACCGCTTAGTCCGATTAACCAGCCTAGGCTGTATGTATCTGAAAACTGCAAAAATCTAATTTTTTCACTCCGTGAATGGACGAATATGGATGGCGATAAGGGGGCTTGCAAAGACCCCATTGACTGCCTGAGATATCTTGTCGTAATGGAACCCAGTTATGAAGGAGAATCTACATTTAAAGCAAGAGGACAAACCCACACTTATTGACGCAAGGTATCCTTTGCTCTTGACACGCTCAATGGCTTCGTCCATGTCGGGGTTCAATGGTCAATACTTGGATTATTTGAGAAAGTCTGGAAGTGTCAGGGTTTACATGACAAAAGGCGGTCAGTTTAGATTTTACAGGGACGACCTTATCAATCACATAAAAAACAATCTTACAAATGGACAAACATTCTTACAACAGCAAAAGGGATAAACTTGCAGATGCCAGCGAAGTTCCTGATGTTAGCGAACTCATAAGAGAGTTCAGACGCTCGCTCTACAATGGTGGCAACACCGTGGAGATGCAGGACAGTGACGACCTCCGCTATTGCAAGTGGTATGGTCAGACCAACGATGGCAAGAAGCATTCCGACAAGCGTAACCAGAACGACCCCGCACTTCCGTGGGAAGGTGCTTCGGATGTTCGCATCAGACTGATTGATAGAGTCATCAACGAGCATGTCGCCCTGTGGGTGAACTCTTGGAAGAACTCCAAGATTAAGGTTAGCGGTCTCACGGTTGACGATGGCATGAATGCATCGGCTATGACGCTGTTGCTCACTAACCTCATCAACAGCAAGATGCGTATCGAGGCCAGAAGAGAAGCCGAACTGTGGGCTCAGTATGCACACCACTATGGCTGGTCCGCCATGCATGTTTCGTGGGAACAGGCCATTGGCCTTATCCCGCAAAAGATGCGTCTTACCGACTTGGAAAATATGGCTATGCAGTTAGCCGAACAGGAACCCGATAATCCTGCGACCAGACTGCCTGAGGCAATCAAGAGTGGTCAGGACGATTCGATGGCTGTCGCCATGTTTATGCAAGTCATCCCGAATGGTGACGAGGCTCAGGTCCGACAGATGATTGTGGACCTCCGTGAGAAGGGCGAAGCCACGCTGTTCGTTGAGTCTGTGGTTAAGAACATGCCGAGACTCACGGCTATGAAGCCGTTTGATGAGTTCTGCTTCCCGCCCGAGACTGTCGAACTCCAGAAGGCCAGAGTCGTGTTCCGCAGACTTTACATGACTGAGGTTGAACTTCGGACTTTCATGAAGGCCGATGGCTGGGACCAAGAAGCGGTTGATGACGCTATCATGACCTCAGGCAATATCTCTTGGTATACCGACCCGAATGTTGTTCCTGTCGCAACGCTGATGAAGTCGCAGGAATATAGGTCAAGAAATCTTATCGAGGTCATCTACTCCTACTCAAAGCAGATAGACGCTAACGGCAACCTTTGCCTGTATTGCACTATCTTCTGCCCGAATGGTAACAAGAACCTGTCGTTCAAGCACTCCAAACTGGACTACGCCCACGGCAAGTATCCTTTCGTGGAACTGAGAAGGGAACACATCAGAAAGAACATTCAGGAGTCGAGAGGCATTCCTGAACTCCTGATTACCGAACAGGCCGAAATAAAGTCACAGCGTGATGCGTTGCGTGACAGAACATCAATCGAGACGATGCCGCCCATGACGGTCAAGAAGCGTATACAGGGCTTCAACAAGATTGGTCCTGCCGTTCAACTGCCTGTCACTTCGCCCGATGACTACGGATTCCTTGCACCCCCTGCTGGCTCGCCCAAACTCTCGATGGAACTCTTGCAGTATGTCGAGAAGGATGTTGCCAACTACTTTGGCCTAACGCACGAACTTGTGCCTCCCGCCAAGTCCCAGATGCTACAGCAAATGTCGGTGGACGGCTGGCTGAACTGCTGGGCTGAAGTTTATTCACAGTTGCTCCAGTTGTGCTTGCAGTTCATGTTGCCCGAAGAAATCCAGAGAATCACAGGGGTCAATGTTGCCGTGTCTGCTATGGACATTGCCAACCAGTTTGACTTTGATGTTAAGTTTGATGTTCGTGACCTGAACAACGACTATGTGATGGAGAAACTTCAGGCTATCAGCCAGTTCGTCCTTCCGCTTGACACTGGTGGCATTGTTGACAGAAATAAACTGGTCGCCAAACTTGTTGAGGCTATCTCGCCTGATGTTGCCAAGGATATCGTCATTGACAACCAGACAGCCTCCCAGAAACTCTACAACGACATTCAGAACGATGTGGTCAAGATGCTTATGGGCATCGAACCGCAGTATGTCGAGAACGACCCGACAGCACAGACAAAGATGCAGTATCTTCAGGATATTGCTGGCAAATCGCCCAAAGTTCAGCAGATGGCCCAGAGCGACCAGATGACTGCGGCCCTGTTCCAGAACTACCAGAAGAATCTTCAAATGTCAATTATGCAACAGCAGAACAAACAGATTGGAAGAACTGGTGTAACGCCTGTTTCTGACGAAATGGCCCAGCAACAGCAGGAGGGCGAAGCCAGTGCCTGAATTCAACTATAACAGGAATGTTTTTGCATTCCAAGACAGTGAACTGTGGAATCACATCGTCTTTATCTTGGAGCAGAACATAGATGCAGAGGTCAATAATGCCCTGCGTGGGACTAACTCAGGAGAAGGCCGAATCCACGCCTGTGGTCGTGCCGAAGCCATGAAAGACCTGCTTTCTGCACTTCTTGATGAGCGTAAGCATGCTCTTGACGATGCAAAAGGTGACTTTATTGGCTAAAACACTATAAAGTTCCATAACTCCTAAAATACGCTTGATTTGGAAACTTTTTTAAGTAAATGTTTCTATAAGTTTCTGCGAACTCTAAACGCTGTATAAAAACAAAGCCTTGCTCTTTCTAGCATGAATACAAACGAAATGGGTGATAACAATGCTACCCAGCCTTCAGGCGAAAGTATTGTAGATAGAACTGGGTCCAGCCAGTTTAATGAACAAGACCTTGCGAGTATCCTACGCAGGGACTTCGGAAATCTGGATGATACCGAAGCGGGAGTTGAGTCTAACGATAATAATGACTCTAAAGACCAGTTTGGCGATACAGGAAATGAAGGGTTCTTGGACTCACTAAATGTAGGCGAAGAAGTTCATTCACAGGAAGAAGAGGCAACGGAAGGTGAAAATAGCGAGTTGCAGACCAAAGGAGTCCAGAAGCGTATCGACAAGTTGACCGCACTGCGTAAGCAAGCGGAGGAACAGGCCGAGAAACTTAAGGCCGAAGTTGAAGAACTTCGCACTAAGGTCGAGTCGTCAAAGTCCACTGAGATTGTAGTCAAGTCCGATGATGCAGTCCCATACGCACATCTTAATACGATAGCAGAAATTGAGTCAGAAATTGCTCAGGCTAGGTCGGTTAGACGGTGGTGTGAGGAAAACAATCATGGTGTCGTGGTCGAAAATCAAGATGGAACCCAGACGGAATACACATCAGAAGATGTTAAACGTATCAAACTTAACGCTATTGACGCTTTAGAGGAACACATTCCCAAGCGGCTGAATTATATTCAGACGAAGGCGAAGGTCGATTCTATTGCATTCAAGGAATATCCGTGGTTGAAGGACAAGTCATCAAAAGAGCGTCAAATTGCAGAAGCGTTCATCAAGGCTTTCCCTCAGGTCACAAGATTCCCCGACTACAACTTAGTCATTGGGGATTATATTCGTGGAGTGCAAGCCAGAGAGAGGGTCAGCAACGGCAACAAGCCGATTGCAAGAGCCCCTGTCCAGCCCACATCTAGTAACAGTCCCACCTCCCGCTATAAGGAAAATGGCGAAGGAGACTCCGTTAAGAGATTTGCTAAGTCCAATTCCACTAATGACCTTGCGGCAATCATCGCTTCCAAGTTCATCTAATCCTAACTACATATACTAATATGCCCTCATTAACAGAAAGAATCATTCCCTCAGGTAAGCGAGAAGACCTCGCTGACCTCATCGCTCTTGTCGATGCCAAGGACACACCGTTCACCTCGATGGCCCCGAAGGGGTCAAAGCCTGGGAATACGCTGTTCCGCTGGCAGGTTGACTCACTCCCGAATGCCGTTGCTTCGCAGACTGGCGTTGTCGATGGAACCGATGTTGACCCGAATGGCGGAACTATCCAGAACTTCGTCAAAGACGGCTCTTCTGGCACACAGTATCGCTACGAACTGTCCAACCACATTCAGGAGTTCCGCAAGGCCGTCCGTGTTTCCCCGCTGACGCTCGATATCGCCATCACTGCTGGCGTTAAGGACGAACTCGCAAACAATGTCGCCAAGGGCATCACCATGCTCAAGCGTGACATGGAGAAGACATTCTGCTCCAACAATCTGCCGAAGGCCGACGACGGTGCTACTCAGGGTTATGCCTCCAGAGGTCTTGACTCTTGGATTCGCCCTGTCGCCACCACTGGCGGTGTCTTCGCTAACGACAACTACCTGACAATCCCCTCCGCATTCCGCACACCCGCTTCTTCGGTTGCTGGTAACGCCACTGCCACGGTTGAGTCCACGGCCCTTGTCTCGTCCCTCACTGAAATCACCGTTCAGGACATTCTGACCTCAATCTACAGCCAGACTGGTCAGTTCCGTTCCTACGATGGTCTCGTTGGTCCGAACCTCAAGAGAGCCTTCACTAACCTCGTCTACACTGCTCGTTCCGACACAGCCGCTTCACAGCAGACCGTCAGAACCTTCAACCGTGACGCTTCAGCCGCCTCCTACATCTCTTCGATTGATGTGTTTGAAGGCGACTTCGGCCAGATTCGTCTCCATCCGTCGCTGTTCCTCAAGAACAACTTCTGCGGTTATGTTCTGCCGATGGAACACACTGAAATCCGCTATGGTGGCTCCGTTGCTGGGGTCAAGGAACTCACCGACAACGGTGGTGGCCCTGCCCGCCTCATCAACGCAATCGCCTCCGTCTGCGTGAAGAACCCGCTTGCCTTCGGCAAGTTCGACTACATCGGTTAATCGAGCAGTGACTGAAGATATAGTTCAGTCTCTTGCGGAAGTCGTTCCCTCCCACCTTGTAAAAGAGGTGGAGAGGGAATTTCTTCGTGGCTGGCAAATGAATGAGGTCAAGGCCAAGCACGAAGCAAAACAAATCGCCAACTTCGGGCATAACAACGAAGCGAGAAACATTGACGGTGTAGGCCAACTTGTTGCTCGTATACCTCCTGACGCATTTCACTATTGGGGCCACAGACTTGGATACGCTTGCTGGGAGGATAAGACCTTCCTTAAAGAGTTCCTTCGTGACAACCCTGAGGTTGCCGTCAGAAACTACACAAAACGCACCGTGGTAAACGGTGCAATCTTTACAGCGGACGGTTTCCTCTCCAAATGAAAACTGTTGATTTCAGCAGAATCCTAAACGATGCAATCCAACTTTGCGGTCTTGACCGCAGAGAGTTCAATGATGCCACATTCATCCAGATGCGTGACTTTGCCAGCACTAGGCTCCGCATTGCTTGGGAATATGATAGATGGCCTGACCTGATTCGTTATACTGAAGTGACGGCACTTGAGGATAACAACATGTATTATTGCGTCAAGCCCGCTGGGGCTGGCGAAATCCTTGGTATTTGGACGGAAAACCCTCTTATTTCGACAAGAGCCCTTGGGCTCGACTACACACTTTACACCACAGACACGGAAGAACGCCTTGTTTTGCAGGGCCAGATAACATCTCCTGTGTTTATTGAATACAGAATAGCCCCTACTGACCTTTTTGGCGACTCTTGGGCCAGTAATGTGTCATACACGGTTGGTTCGCAGTGCTATTTTGATAGCGGTTCCAATTCAGGCACATATCAGCCTGTCGCTGGCAAACCTCAGGCTGGCAATTTCTATGTTTGCATCTCAGCAAACTCAAACACAAACCCTGCAACTAACACTGACAAGTGGCAAAAGGTCAAGATTCCGTATGTTCTTGGCAATTATGTGTCCAGAGCAGTGTTTTCAGACTACCTTAGGTCCGAGGCCCAGTTTGACTCAGCCAGAATAGCCGAAGCAGAGGCAAAATCCTTCTTGGATATGGAAATAGACAAGATTGTGAGACAGCAGGGCCAAGTTCAGAGAACAAACTTTATCCAACCTTACTAACATGTCAAATATAGCACTATCATCACCGCTTCTTAAGTCTTATACACATACAACCACTACGGTTGGGACTTCTGCTGTCAAAATCGTTAACAACGCAGACACATCTACCAGAAGAATTTCAATGGTTATCCAGAATCAATCATCCACAGCCACTGTGAAGTTGATTTTTGCTGATACTGCTGGAACGGAAGGTATTATTATTCAGCCCGCAACAATCTACTCTATTGAAAACTACAATGGAGCAGTTTGGGCTATCGCATCAGCAACTGCAACGCCTGTTCACACTGCGTTGTGCGTCATCTGATGAGAACAATAAGAGTAATACTTAACATTCCTACACAGATATGGGTCTCCAAATCAGTCCGAATCTTCCTGCAAATGTAGTTGAAATTGGCAATGAGATAACTCAGGCCAAAATCAACGAAATTAACGCTGGAACTCTTGCTTTACAGACATGGGTTTCTGCTTCGTATTTAACCACTGCTAGTGCATCAAGCACTTACGCTCCAAAAGCCAGCCCTACATTTACAGGAACTGTAACAATTCCTGCTGGTGCTAGTATTAGCGGTTATTTGACAACAAGTTCTGCTAGTAGCACATACCAGACTATTTCTGGAATGAGTTCATACGCTACACATTCGTATGTTTCTAGTTTTGTAAGTGGTCAACTTACTCCTTACATTCAAGACGCTCCTAGCAATGGTTCTGAGTATGTCCGCAAGGATGGTGCTTGGGCTGTTGCTACTGGTGGTGGCGGTGGTGGCGGAATTTCAGACGCTCCTTCTGATGGAAATCTCTATGCCAGACAGAATGCGGCTTGGGCTTCATTTTCAGTTCCCACTTTATCGGTAACTAACATTGACCTTACTGGCAATTTTAATGGTTACTCAATGGGGTCTGGATACTACACATTTAAGTTTGACTCTACCGCCAATACACTGAGAATACAGGATGGTTCTGGTAGCGGAATCACAATTTCCCCTACTGGAATTACATTCCCTAACTCAAGTGTCTTAACTAGTTCACCTTCAAAGACGGTCAATACCATTGCTGGTGCATATACATTAGCATTATCTGATGCCAATAACATCATTTATGCTGACTCAACTGCTGGTGGAGGTATGTCTTATTACCTCACAGTCCCAGACGATGGAACAACAAACTTCCCTGTTGGAACTGTAATTTCTCTTGTGGCAAATTCTGGCTCTGGTGCTACCATTGATATAACAACAACATTAATGGGAACTCCGACCATTTACGGAACAACTTCATTCGCTGGTGGCTCTGTTCATCAAGCGTTCTTAACTAAGGTTGCCGCCAACACTTGGATTATTAAATAACATGATTACTTTAATTGTTGCAACAGTCACTTTTCTTGGAGGGGTTTATGTCGGTGCTAGATGGTCCGACAAACTCAAATCTATCTATTCCGCAATCTTTAAAACCTAATGCCTAACATACAGCGTGATGTAGATGGAGACGCTGGATTTATCGGAATTGATACTAGAGCAAATCCAGCAACCTTGAAATCAGGTGTTCTGCAAGACGGCAGAAACATCAGGCTGGACCTGCAAACCCTTCAGGTTAGAAAAGGACTTGAAAGACTGCTAAATCAGACAAACGCTGACTATGTAGGCAATGTCATTGGTGCTGGTGTTTATACACAGTCTAACGGAAACGAAAAGATTGCTCTTATTTCATACAGGGCTACTGGTAACTCAAGTTATCTTACATTATTTGACCCTCTTACGGAAACAATAGGAACTAGGTATCCTTTTCCTGCTGGCAGAATTAACATTAACGGACCTATACAGGTTTTACAGGCAGTTAATAAGATTTACATTTTAAGAGGGGAAGCAACCAGATATATAGAACAGGCTACTCCCACTTCGTCAGTTAAGGCATATAACATTACAAGCACTAAGATTGGCGTTAAAACACTCCTACCGCATGGCCTTGTTGTTGGTGACGAGTTTATAATTGAGACTAAGCACTCAGAGTGGAACGGACCGACTAATATTAATAACTTTGTTGTTAGTAGTGTTCCGTCTGTTAATGAATTTACCTATGATTTAACAGTTGGTCATACTGGTTCTGACAGTGGATATACCATTCAAGTTGGTAAGCCTGTTCTTGTGTTTGACGGAACTGAGGTTAAACTTGTTAAACAGGGTATAATTGACGGCTCGCAGATTGGTGGCACATCTCCGACTTCTTGCGACATGCCGCCTACAAGCACAGCGATTTATCACAAGAATAGATTGTATTGCAAGTATAGCAGGGACGAGATTGCCGTATCTGACTACCTCCCTGATGCTAGCGGAAACTGGATTTTTGACCTGACAATTCAGGCACTTACAATTAACCAAGGCGACGAGCAGGAAATAGTCGGCTTCCATCCTTGGACTAAAGACGAGATACTTGTTTTTAAGTCTAATAGCATTTACTCTGCAAAGTTTGCAGACAACACAACAAGTCCTGACATTGTTTTGGCAGACTCATATGTAAGAACCCTTACATTTGACATTGGGTGTATAGCAAAGCGTAGTATAGCGAATGTCTCTGGTTTTGTGTTCTTCCTGTCAAAGCGTGGCGTTTACAGATTAGAGCCTCAACTTGATGCCAACCTGCTGGCTAACACAGCACCAATGTCAACGCAGATACAGAAGTATATTGATAGAATCAATCAAAACTATGTTCATAATGCCGTTGCTACCGTATACAACGGTAGATACTACCTTGCTGTTCCTTTAGATGGAAGTGCCTATAACAGCCATGTTTTAGTTTACAACCTGACTAACCAAATGTGGGAGTCTGTTGATACTTACCCTAATGCCTTTAATGCAGATGGCATAGTTGTAGCAAAAAGCGGAACAAGCGGTGTTGTCAATAGAATGATGTTCTGGACTAGAACTAATGGAATTTACCTTACGGAAGAGATGGAGGTTGATGAGTTTGGCAATATTACATCGGCTCCTTCATTTGAGAAGTTTCCGTATGTCCCCGCTACCCTTGACAGCCCAGAAATACCTGAAGGAATACCTTTGGAGTTTACACTTGAACAAGAAGTATACGAATATGCTACAATTAGAGGGTATGCTTTAACAAGACGGTTTATGTTTAACACTCTTCAAAAGAAGAGATTTACAGCAATATCAACAGATTTAGACTTTAATTCGCTTGGCTCAGTCCAAACATCAGCGATTACATACAATCCAGACACAACCACCGTTCTTGACATTGCTTCAACAGCAAGTTCGGCTAATAAGACAAGAATGTTCCCCATAAGAAAGGTTTCTGTTGGTCTTGATGTGGAATTGACTTGCCTTTCTGGAAGACCTACCATTAAGTCTGTGGTAGTCGAAGCCAACCAAATCGGTAGAACTACTAAAAACGAAGAATAATTATGCCTCAAATACAAGCAGGATTTAACTACACACCCACAGGGGCAAACTCACTTGTCACTGCTGGAAACATGAACCAGCATGTTAACAATGCACAACTTCTAGGCGGTGCTATTAGCGAGCAAGTTTTAAACTCTGTCACCGCAGACACTGACTTTTTACTTATAGGTAAAGGTGGTAATCTGTTTAAGCAGACTAAACTTCAGTTTACTGATACAATCAACTCGGAAACAATAAATGTTAATGAACTTTCAGTTGATACTGCTCAGATAGACAACCTTACACTTGCCCCTGTTGTTTCTGGCTCTTATGCACCAGTCCTTGACCTTAGGGGAACAAATATAGTTGCTAGTGGCTCGTATTCACAAATCAGATTTGGATATAGTGCTTGGACTGGAAATCCTCCTACTGGCTCTTCTTGGCTTAATAGCGTTGAATTTGCCACAAGAAATGTCCAAATTTATAATCCTAATTATTCAGCAAGCGGAAGGGCTCAACTTCAGGTAGTCGGAAGAGTTGACATTATTAATAGCACTGGTGTAACTACAGATGCTGAACTTAATGTTGATGGAAATGTTACAATAAGCGGTAATGTTGTCATTGACGGAACACTTACTGTTGCTACAGCAAACCCTTCCTTGAAGGCTAGCGGTTCTTGGACTTGGGATGGCACAAATCTTAACCAAAGAAGAGCCCCATTTAACTGCTCTGTTACTAGACTTGGCGTTGGTTACTATAGGGTGAACTTTACAACTCCTATGGCAACGCCAAACTATGTTATATCTGCACTTACAACGCAGGCGACTGGAAATGCAAATATATCTGTTGGTGAACTTGGCATTAGAACATCAAGTGAGTTTTATCTGCAAGTGCAAATAAAAGCCTTTAGCAGTTCTGGCGGTCCTAACGACGGCAATCTCGATATCCTAGTTTTTGATTAATTTATGTCTGAATACGATTCTATAGGCGGTGGAGTAAGCGGAGCCGCATCAGGTGCAATGTCTGGTGCTATGGCTGGTGCGGCACTTGGACCCATTGGCATGGGTGTTGGTGCTATCATTGGTGGCTTGTTTGGTTCTAAAAAAACTAAAGTTCCAAAGCCTCCTACCTACAGCCAGTTGATGAACAACAATCTGACTGCTCAAGAGGGCATTCAAGGCAGGTTGCTGGACTTAGAGACTAAGTATAGACCTAGATATCAAGGTCTTCAGGAGCAGACACTTAGTAACCAACTATATGGTGGCAATGGCACTAGGGGTTATATCTCCATGCTCAATGAGGCTAATCAGGCTCTTGCTGGAGTTCAGACAAATGCCGCCAATACTTTCATGGATACTATGTCTGGCCTTACTGGTAAGGCTAGGAATATGATGCTTACTCCCGAATCTGCTGGCATGCAGTCAACCCTCATGGCACAGGCTCAGGCTGGTCTTAACGCTGGAACTGGACTGACTGCCGAAGACCAGAGACAAGCGTTCCAGACGGCTAATCAGGCTATGGCAATGCGTGGTCTTACAGGCAGACAGGGTGTTGCCGCAAGTGTTCTGAGCAACTATGGCCTTGGCTTACAGCGTCAAGATAGAGCCAGACAGTTTGCTGGCTCAATGATGAATGCCGACCTATCCTTGCAGTCTTCTGCACTTCAGGCCGCAGGTAACGCTATGAACATGTATGGTGCTGGCGGTCAGTTCATGGGACAGGCCAACCAGATGCTTGGTCAATACCAGCCCCAGATATTCCAGCCTGAGTCCCAGATGGGAACACAGGCTCAGGGCATGCAGTATCAGCATCAAATGGGGCTTGCTAAGGCCAAGATGCAACAGCAACAGCAACTCATGCAGACTATGGGTTCATTTGGCTCGTTTGCCGCAATGAATCCTAGCCTGTTTAACTTTGGTGGTGGTTCTATTATTCCTTCTAACTTTGGCATGGGCAGTGGCGGTGCTACCAATTTTGGTGCTGGAGCAGGTCAAACAGCAACTGTTGGCTCATTAAGTGCTGGCGGTGCTAGTGCCAACATGGGAAGTTTATACGGAAACAACTACTCTAACTTCGCATAATTTATGGCAATATTCGGACAATATGGTGGAGGCGATGCCTTCAATGTGGCTGGCAATATGGATGCTGTTCTCAAGCAACAGCAAGCCACACATCAGTCAATGCTTGATGCCGTGGCAAAGTTTAACTCTGCCAGAGACGAGATGGATACGCTCCGAAAGACTACAGGGGCTATCCTTTCCCAGTATGGTGTAGACGATAAGGGTAAACCCGCTGATTCCGCACCCAAGTATGTTCATGACCTTTATAATTCAATCAATAAGGAAGGTGGACTCGCTAACATATCCAGAAGTCAAATGGTTGCTGGCATACAGGCTTATCAGACTGGTGTTGGAGTAGAACAACAGCAACTTCAGTTAGAGA